GGCTGTACTGACCTCTGCAAGTTTCTCGGTTACGCCAGATGACGCGCAGACTGTTTCAGTCAGTTTCCGTCCCACAACTGCACCTACTTTCGACTTTGCTAAAAGTTGATCGCTAGCTGATAGCAAGAGCCCCTGATATTGTCGGGGGCTTTTTTAGTGCTAGTGTAGTAAGACAATTAGTTGTAACTCATGGCATTACGCGCCATTGACCGTCTCAAGAAAGCTGCAAATTTAGAAGCAACAAAAAGAGTCGTTACTCTTTCAGACGACAGCAAGTTTGAGATGTGGGTTACGCCATTGACGATGGCAGAACGTGAACGCGCCCAAAAACGTGCTGGATCGGATGACGCTAACGCGTTTGCGTTGCAGCTTTTAATTACGAAAGCTAAGGATGAAGTGGGGGAGTCTTTGTTCTTGGCTGGTGAAATTGATGTATTGAAGAACGAGGTGAAGGACAAGGATTTGCAGTCTTTGATGCTGGCAATTTTGACTGACGACGAAGGAGAAGAGGCAATCGACCCAAAATCCTAAGCGCCGAGCTTCGGAAGGATAACTGGCTCATGCTGCAGTTTGGTATTGCCAAAGAACTTGGCATGAGCTTGTCGGAGCTACGGTCAACGATGACAGCAGAAGAGGTTTGGGGTTGGAGCGCGTATTTTAAAATTTTGAACGAAGAGCAGGAGAAGGAGTTAGCAAAAGCCCGCAGGCGCAGGTAGAGTGTTGATATTGAATTGTTGACAACACCTTGGCTGGGTCATATCAGGCAAAAATTGATGTAATTGTTGGTGGTCTCAGAGAGGTTGCTGCTCTCGAAGGAAGACTTGAGTCCTTGCAGGCAACAATTACTGCAATAAACAAAGACCCTATTGATTTAAACAGAGGAGGAAAAGGTATAGGAAGAGATCTTTCGGGTAAGTTATCTAAAAACGTTAATGATCTTGTACGCAATTTTGACAATTTTGGCAAATCATTTGCTTCTGTAAATAAACAAGCGGGACTTTTTGGCGATTTGATGTCGCAAACCGCTCTTAAGTCTACTGGAGACTTTAAACGACAAGACGTAGCAGTAAGAAATTTAGCAACCGCTTACACGACCGCAACCTCGCAAGCTGCAAGATTTGACAAACAGCAGATCAATTTAATTAGGACATCTAAGGGGCTTCAAACTTCTGTTCAGCGTGAAATAGAGCTTATCAACCGTCGAAATAAAGTTTCCGCCTTAAGAGATAAAAAACGCAGAGGAGAAAATATGCGTCAAGATCTTTCTCTTGGCGTGGGTTTTCCTTTACTCTTTGGCGGAGGAGCGGGAGCTGTTGCAGGTGGAGCGTTAGGCGCAGTTGCAGGTGGTGGTAAAGGCGGATTTGGTTTGCAAATTCTGTTTAGTGCGCTTGGCCAGCAAGTTGACAATTTTTTTGCTTCTGTTGAGAAGTCTGCCAGCAGTGTTGCAGCAGCGCTGGATGGAACAAGCTCTTCGTTAGAAGCTGTTAAAGAAGCAGGAATTGTTGTCCGAGATTCCACTATTGAGTATGTTAAGGAGTTGGAAGACTCGGGCCGCTCACTCGATGCTTATAACGCAGTTCAACGCGAGTTAAACAATATTTATGGAGTAGAGGGCGTAGCTGTCCTCCAAGAATTAAAGAGTGCAAATAGCTTCGCAAACACTGAGGCGGGCAAGCTGTCAGCTGTACTTCAGACAGAGCTAGCGCCGGTATTTATCCTGCTGGCTCAGTTGGGCGGCGGTGCCGCACAAGCACTCAGAAATGTTATTCCAGCCATTGCTGACGCGATTGGTGAATTTACTCTTGGAATTCCTGGTGCATCAACAACTGCTCAAGCTTCCAAACAGCGACCAGGGAACAATCCAGCGCTAGTTGCAGCAAACGAGCGTCAAAAAGCGCAAGAGTTGCGTACAGACGCTGAAATACAACAAATCACTGCTGTAACGGAAGAATTAAGGCGGCAAACAAGCATAGCTCAGCTTAACAATGACTTAACAGACGAACGTGTCGTCAGTTTAAGGAAAAGTTCTATAGAAATTAAAGCTCAAAATGAAATATCTAGTCTACAAGATGAAGCGCTTAAAAACCTGTTTAATACAGACTTGCAAAGGCTAAACGCTGCAAAAATACAAAAAATTAAACAGCAAGAAACTGCTGACCTTGCAAAACTTGAAGCTAGTGCAAGGAAAGCTGTTGCACCAAAAGCGAAAAAAATTAAAAAAAATATTGTTCCAGGGTTAAAACTTGAAATACAGCTTCAAGAGCGTTTGCTTGCCCTTAACACTAAAATTGCGGAAGCAAAACGTAATGGAAACGAGGGAGCAGCAGCTGTACTTGAGGTTGAAAAAATCTTTGAACAAACAGCAGCTAATATAAATAAAATTAGAACCGAAGGGCTTGGCAAGGAAGCAAAAACTTTAAAGATTGAATCTGAACAATTAAAAGGTCTTCAAAAGGTTGAAGCAGTCAACAACCGAATGAGAGATGCAAAGGCTAAGGAAGCAGAAAAAGTAGAAGAGCTTGTTGGAAACCTAGAGAATGAAGGAGCTTTGATAAAGGCCAAGTTGAATGGCAGGGAGGATGAAGTTAGGTTGACGCAAGAGATCGCTGAAAAAACAGAAGGGTTGGGGGAAACAGACGCAAAAAGAGTTGCAGATTTAATTAGAGGCAATGCCGAGCTGGAGAAGCAAACTGCTATTGCAGACAGGATGCAACAGATATACGACCAAATAGGCCAAAGCATTGCTAGCGGTGTTGTTGACACGCTCAGTGCTGCAGTAGACCAAACTAAATCTCTTGCGGACGCTGCTGCAAACACGCTTCGCAACATCGCAAACATTCTTTTACAGCTTGGCATTAACACCGCTCTGCAAGGCACTGGACTTGGTATTTTCAAAAACCTTGGAGGTTTTGCAGATGGAGGCCGTCCACCAGTGGGTAAGCCTTCAATCGTGGGGGAACGCGGCCCTGAATTATTCGTTCCAAACACTTCTGGCACAATCGTTCCGAACAACAAACTTGGTGGCGGTGGTGCGACAAACGTTGTCGTTAACGTTGACGCCAAAGGCAGTTCCGCTTCAGGCGACAGTGGTGCCGGCAAACAGCTTGGAGGGTTGATTGGAGCGGCTGTGCAGGCAGAATTGATCAAGCAGCAACGACCTGGAGGCTTATTGTCCCGCTAATGAGTACCTTTCCCGCTTTTGACCCTGCGCCAGGGATGACTAAGCAGAGCGCACCACAAGTGCGTTCAATCGCTTTTGGCAGTGGCTACAGCCAACGTGCAACGTTCGGCCTTAACCAAGATCCCAAGATCTATAACCTGACCTTTCGGGTGTCTGAGACGGAAGCTGACATTATCGAAACATTCCTAGATGCTCGCGGTGGAGTCCAAAGTTTTAATTACACACCGCCAGGGGAAATCGGTAGTCGCAAGTTCGTGTGTCAACAATGGACCAAAACAATTTCGTTCGTGAATCGAGCTGAAATCAACGTAACTTTTATTCAGGTATTTGACCCCTAATGGCTTTTCCGCATTCGCTACACGGCTGGCAAAAAAATAGAGAATATGTCGTCAATGATGTTGTTCGAGCATCAAGGGCGGAGCGTCATACTCTTGCCTTTAAGTGCATTGTTGCGGGAACTTCAGGAGAGAATGAGCCAATTTTTCCGCGCCAGATTACTTCAATTGTTGTTGATAATGAAATAACTTGGGAGGCATTTGAGCCGTTAGCAGAACAGCTGCAAGCGTTAGCGCCGACAGCAGTTATTGATTTATTTGAGGTTGTATTAACTCAAGACGTAAATGGAGTCGATGACACCTTGCGGTATCATGCGGGTAAAAATAATTTAATTTCTGATATAGTTTTTGATGGTAAAACATATCCTGCGGTTCCAGTAGAGGTTGAAGGTTTTAGCTTCTCAGGCAAGGGCACGTTACCTAGGCCAACGTTGAGAGTTGCGAACGTCAACAACGCGATAAGCTCTTTAATACTTTTATATAATCCATTAAAAGCTCGCGTTAGAAGAATTAGAACATTTGCAAAATTCTTAGATGCTGTTAACTTTAATCAAACATTGACTCCTGGCACTGAGGACGGAGACAGTGCAATTCAGTCTCAAGATGGCAACAGCCTTGTCTATCAGACTGTAAACGACACTTCTGATCCAGACGCAAAAATGGTTGAAACTTGGTATATAGATCGCATTGCAAGCGAAAATCTGCAATTCGTTGAATTCGAGTTAACTGCAAAATTAGATCTTACAAATTTACAGCTTCCGCGTCGTACAGTGACTGAATTTTGTCCTTGGACTTACAAAGGATCGGAGTGTAACTACGCTGGCGACACTTGTTTTAGTATTGATGATCAAATAATTTCAACTGGAGACAAAACTAAAGATGTCTGCGGCAAGCGTTTAAAAAGTTGCAAGCTTCGTTTTGGCAACGACACAGATTTGCCCTTTGGTGGGTTCCCAGGTGCAAGAATTCAAGCGTAAGGCGAGATTGCACGCTCTTTCGGTCATGCCGCAAGAATCAGTAGGGCTAATTGTTAGTGGAGCGTATTGGCCTTGCAAAAATATTGCCGACAATCCAATTGAAGATTTTGTGCTTGATCCATATGATTATGCAAAGGCAATGCAGTCTGGAACCATAGAAGCTGTTGTGCATTCACACCCAAGAGGCACGCCACCAAGTGAACTTGATCGCAAAGCTTGCTCTCAGACTAAAATGCCCTGGTACATCTATATTGTGCCTAACGATTCATGGTTAACACTCAATCCTTAGTCGGCAAGGCGTGGGAGTATGGCAAACAAGATTGTTATACAGTCGTACAAAATTATTACGCATTACTTGGAATAACTTTGCCTGACTTCAAAAGACCTGCCAATCTTTTTCAAACTGAAAGTATTTTCTTGCGTCATGCCGTCGAATTAGGTTTTCGTCAGATTGATCTTGATTTCCGTCGTGATGGTGACTTGCTGGTTATGAGGATCGGCACCAAGACGCCTATGCACGGTGCTGTCTATTTGAGCAGCGATCGGATCTTGCATCAGCGTCCTAACAGCTTAAGTGCAATAGAGCCTTTTGGGCGGTATTATCGTCAGAGAGCTACTGCAGTGTTTCGTCATGCAACTTGTGATGCTTGGCGGTGAGCTGGGGGAGAAGTACGGGGCACAGCATGAGTATTACAACCTGCGTACTCCAGCCGATGCAATAAAACTGCTTTGTGTTAACTACCCAGAGTTCCAACGTGATTTAGTTACGGCTCACGAAAGAGGCGTTGGTTACAAGGTTATCAAGGGTCTTCCGATGGAAGACTATGACGAAATGAATCTACCGTTTGGTAGCAGGCCGTTGATGCTGGTGCCTGTAATCACAGGTAGCGGAGGCTCTACTGGCCAGATTTTGCTTGGCGTTGGTTTGGTGGCGGCGTCGTTCTTACTGCCTGGCTCTGGCTTGTTTGGAGCGTCTGCTTTTGGTGTTTTTGGTGGGCCAATAGCAGCGGCTGGAACGTTAACGACTGTTGGCACAGCATTAAGTGCTGTTGGCGCAGGTCTGATTCTTTCTGGAACGGCAAGCCTCATATCACCACAGCCAGAGCTGCCAAAGTTTAATCGCACAGGGAGTGGCACAAAGGCAAGAGGTACGGGGCCACAAGGCGTAACGCGAGGAGCAAGCGGTGAGCAGTCTTATGTTTTTACAGGCCCGTCAAACACTGTTGGCACTGGCGCAACAATACCTGTTATCTATGGTCGAGTAATTACTGGAGGACATTTAATTTCCAGTAATCTTAGGGTGGTTGATGATTCAGATCCGCATTTAAGTTCGATAGGATCTTTTACTCGAAGCAATGTTACCATTAATGGAGAAAAAATGACCAGGGAATTCAGAGAATTAGGAGGAGTGGATAGCAGAAAAGTCAACGACGATGATGTTGCTTCTGGGGCTGAAATAAAATTGCTTCTAAAAACATTTGGACCAGGCTTAGAAAAACAGGTTGACGACGAAGACTCTAGCCTTGAGTTTGAATTACCAAAAAGCAGCTCACTCGAATACAAAAAAAATAACAAAGATAAACTTAAAAGAATTGATGTTTTAATTGGAATACCGGAAGGTTTATTTAATTATACGCTTGGAGAGAACTCAACAGCTTTTGCTGGTTTTATAAGTTATACAATTGAGCTTATATTTGCTGGCGGAGGATCTAAAGCTGTGGCAGCAAGCGTTGGAGCGACTATTCAAGGAATGTTTAACAAAGGCAAAAAACCTCTTGTCTACGTTCACAGGCTTGAGGTGCCAAGGGGAGCCGAACAGCCTGAAAATGTTAAGATACGATTTAAGGTTACCGGTGCAGAGTGCCATGATGCCGCGACGATTGAATTGCTTGAGTATGGCTATAGACTTGTCGACGACGATTAAAACAAAGCATAACTAGTCATGGCTTTCAATTCCAAGACAAAACTTGAAATCGTTGACGTTCTCTGCGAAGGGCCTATAGGGGGATTGGTTAAAGGTCGAAAAAGTATTTTTCTGGATGAGTCTTTAGTTACAAAGCGAGACATTGACAACAAAGATGTTCTTTTTGAAGAGAAAAAGGGAGGGGCTCTTCAAGGTAGCTTTCAAGATTTTTACGATGAGTCTAAATTAAGCGATCAATCGTCTGCAATTATTCAAGTAAGCCAAGAAATCGGAAAAAATTACAGTGAAAAAGTTATAAACAATGAAGTGAGGTGTCCCGAAGATAGAGATTATGGAGCGGGCCAATTTGTTAGAACAATTACAGACTCAGAAGCTGATTCAGTACAGCTTGTTTTTTCGATCCCGAGACTTTTTAGTACAGGGGTCGAAGGGGTAGCAAGAGGCCAGCTTTTTCCGGCTAAAATAAAATTTAGCGTACATATTGCAGGCAAAGGCGAAGAATTTAGAAAAATTACTATAACATCAGATAACGCTTTAAGAGAAGAGGGAATTTTAGACGAAGACGATAACTGTAGAAACATATTTACTGGAATTTCAACAAACGGTTATCAGTTTAAAACGCAGCCAATTCGTCTTGCTGATAGTCAAGGCAACAAAAAAGCCCCTTGGAAAATTAAAGTTAAAAAAATAAATTTTAAAAACCCTGAAGAAGCGTTTGAAATTCGCTATACAGACTTTAGGGATTTGGAAGAAACAGAGCCGTTGCAGTCTGGGCGAGCAAATACTTTTGTGTGGGATTATATCGTAGTAAATAAAAAAGTTCAGTTAAGCCATAAGCACACTGCTTGCGTTGCACTATCAATTAGCTCTGAGCAGTTTAATAGTCTTCCCGCAAGAGCTTACGACGTAAAGGGTCGTTTGGTAAGAATCCCTAGTAATTTCGGAGTGAGACAAGATGGGAGCTTATATGTACTAACAGAAAGTGATCAGGTAACAGAACTGCCTTTTAATGGAGAGTTAGCAAAAAATCCGCGCTGGACCACTTGTCCTGTTTGTTGTTTCTATGACATGATCACCAATCCTCGCTATGGCGCTGGTGATTTCATTAACGAAGACAATATAAGTTGGATTGACTTAATTGAAATTGCTAAATACTGCAACGAATTGGTTGAAGTTGGCACTGGAACTGAGCCTCGGTTTGCGTTAAATACAGTCATCGCGACACAGGCCGATGCCTATAGTGTTATACAAGATTTAGCGAGTGTTTTTCGTGGGTTGGTCTATTGGAGGGCTGATACCATACAGTTAGCAGCAGATCACGGAAATCTTGATAAAAGCATAGATCTAAATCCAATTCATGTGTTTAATAATTCAAACGTGGTGGGAGGGGGTTTTGTTTATAGCGGTTCTTCATTGAAAACAAGAAGCACAAGAGTCGTTGTTCGCTACAATGATCCAGACAATTTTTATAAAACAAATTATGTAATTGTTGAAGATCTCAACGCAATTAAAAAGTATGGCAATCAAACTAGAGAAACAATTGCCTTTGGATGCACTTCTAAGACCCAAGCTCAACGGATGGGCAAGTGGATATTGAAGACAGAAGAACTTGAAGGCAGCACAGTAGCCTTTTCAGTCGGCCTTGAAGGGTTGAATGTATTGCCGGGACAGGTTTTTGCGGTAGCAGATACAATGCGCCAAGGGGCTAGATTGTCAGGACGTGTAATAGGGGCGACTCGTAGATTTGTAATCACCGACTCGGCTATAAGTTCACCCTCAGGAAATAACGACAAAGTCACTATTGTACTTCCCGACGGAAGAGTCGAAACTCGTGCAGTAACCAGCATAGTAAACAAAACTATAGATGTTTTCCCTCCTTTTTCGGAGCCTCCAGCGGATGGCGCGGTTTTTGCTTTAACTGATGATAGTGTTAACAATCAAAAGTTTAGATGCTTGTCTGTAGCAGAAGGAGAAGATGGCGTGTATTCAATTACTGGAGTTGAGCATAACGATAGTATTTACAGGGTTGTAGAAAGCAACGAGACTGATCTTACGTTTGCAGATGTTTCTATTTTTGACGAAAAACCTCTTGAGCCCTTTGGAGTTAAGATTGAATTTTTTGACGTAACTCAAAACTTGAATAGGTTTAAACGAATAGATGTTTCGTGGTCAAAAGGTATTGATGCGGGTGGCTTGGCTGATCCGCGTACTATTAGCTTTCAGCTTGAATATCGAATTACAGCTTCAGGTAATTGGAGCAATCCTATAAGAACAAATGAAACGTCTGTTCAAATTAATGACACAGTTGTTTCTGGTCAAAGGTTTTACGTCAGGATTAGAGCTGTAGGCCCTGAGCCAAACGCTAAAAAATCGCACCCCATTACGTCAAACGCATTCGTAACAGCTGATGCAATGACTACAACAGGCCCAGGAGGCACAATACAGGTTCTGCCCCCTGATCCCGAGAATGTCACTTTGGAACCAGTTGGCAAGGATCAAGTGGTGTTTACTTGGGGCGCAACTGCAAACGGTCAAGATCTAAGGGAGTTTTTAGCTGTTATTCGACATTCTGGAAAGGTTGACGGAACAGGGGAATGGCACAAATCAACGCTGCTTAGAAAGGTCGAGGCTCGCATTACGTCTGTGACATTGCCTTTGCTTGAAGGAGAGTATTTTGTCAAGTTTGAAAATGCTTCGGGGTTGCGTAGCAATGGTGCGGCTAGCGCTGTAATAGACCTCCCCGAGTCAATGCAGAGATTTAATTTTGAAACAATTCAGGAAGCAAGCAGCAACTTCCCAGGGAAAAAAATTGGCGTTTACTATGATGACGGTTACAATGGTTTGATACTTGATGGAGACGCAATTTTTGACATTGAGGTGCAAAATCTTGATGCCTTGTCAGTAAATATTGACAGCATTTTTGGCACTCAAAGAAAATCAGGTGTTTACTATTTCAATTCAATATTGGACTTTGGAGGCAAATTTAGCCCTTTGTTCAGGAGAGTATTGGACTCGACTGGAACGTACACGACCGGCCTTATAGATTCACAGCTTCAACTTATTGACACTTGGACTGATTTTGATGGGGATGTTGCTGATGGTACTAACGTGCAAATGTATTTAAGAGCATCTGACCTTGCACCAGCATCAGGCCCAATTGGATTCATGGACGGTGACAATATTTTATTTGAAGACAATGACAAAGCCTTGACTAACTCTGATACAACTTTTAGAGACTGGATTTTGCTTGAAAATACTAACTTTGCTGGAAGACAATTCCAGTTCAAAGCGGAATTTTCTACTAATCACAGCCAACAAACGCCTGTCGTTCAGTCGCTAGGAGTAGTGGCTGAGCTTGAACAAAGAGCAGAGAACAGTAATCTAATAACTTCAATTGCAGGCTCAACATCAGTGCCTTTTGAACATGGATTCTATACCGACGATGAAGCGAAAGTTTCGGTTGGAATTGTTGCTTACAATTTACTGGCGGAAGATTACTTTGAATTATCAGAGCCTACAGCAGCTGGATTCAACATTACGTTCAAAAGCTCTTTTGATGGCTCAGAACTTGTTAGTAGAAAATTCAGATATACTGCGGTAGGATACGGAAAACAGCATCCCACCCCTTAATAGGACCAATTAAAAATGGCTCAAGCTTCCTCTAATGAAGTCGCAAATGGCACTGGAGCGTTTGTGCGGTCGGAATTAAACCAGCGACTAGCGGCTTTATTCACGAACCATAGTGGAGCGACTGATACCTCAATAGCAACCAAATATGCGTATCAATTCTGGGCAGATACAACTGCTAATCAATTGAAAATTCGTTCTGGTAGTAATAGCTGGATACCTCTTAGGTCTTTGACAGGAGGTGTCATTGCGCCAGCAGGTTCAATTAGTGCGCCGTCTTTGACATTTGGAGCAGATGGTCCTGACTATGGATTTTACCGTTCTGGCACCGGAGAGGTTTCGTTTGTCACGCAAGTAGATGGGGCTGATCATCAGCTGTTCAGAATAGGAAAAGACATGACAGATAGTGTAATAACAGATGCTGGAATATCTTTAAGCTGGGGTTACATGGGCAATCTTTTAACAACAACTAATACAACAAATTCAGGGCTATTAATAAAAGAAGACGGCAGCATCATTGTTGCCAGAAATGGTGCTACATGTTTAACGCTAAACAGAGTTGGAACTGAAGCTACTGGGACTGGAGGTAGATATGGAAAAATTATAGGCTTTAATACCAATGGAACAGCCGCTGGAAAAATTTCTATAATTAGTGCAACGGATGTTGAGCTTGTCGATAGTTCTGATCGACGTTTAAAGGATAATATTACTGACATGCCTGAGGCTAAATCGCGAGTTAACTCTATTGAGATGAAAAAATTTCGCATGATTTCTGCGGATACTTATGAAGAAGGTTTTATTGCACAGCAGCTCAAGGAGGTAATGCCTAGCGCTGTTGTAGGAACTGAAAACGATCTTGATGAAAACGGAAATATTGAATATATGGGAGTTGCAAAAGCCTTGTTAATCCCTTTGTTGACGAAAGGCTTGCAGGAGGCATATTCTGAAATTGCTGCTCTAACCGCACGCATTGAAGCTCTGGAGGCAGGCTGATGGCTGATCGTAAAATTTCGGATCTAACCGAGCTGACCAATCCAGTTAGCCAAGACACTTTTCTTGTCATTGATGCTGACGAATCTGATAATTCTCAAAAAAACAAAAAAATCACTTACGAGAATATCCTTGCAAAAATTCCTAATGGCACAGAAAGTTCTCCAAGTATTTCTTTTTTTGGAGACAATAGCAACACTGGCCTTTTTCGTGCAGGTTCAAATCAAATTGGGTTTAGTGCAAACCAAAGTATTATTGGTAAGTTCACCACAGCTGGATTTCAGTTAGGCGCCGGAACAGCTGCAGCTCAATTGCATTTGTTTAGTAATGACACTACCGATCAGGTAATCATTGAAAACAACGACAGCGGATTGGACACTGCTCCTGACGTTGTGCTGTATAGAAACTCAACGTCACCTGTTGATGACGATAATCTTGGAAATATTCAGTTTCGAGGCAGAAACGATAACAGTCAAAGTCATAATTACGCTTCTATTTCTGCATCTATCAGAGATGCAAGCGATGGGACAGAAGACGGCATTTTAGATTTAATGACAAGTGAAGGTGGAGCGTCTTCGACTCGCATCCGTATTTCAGGAGATGCAATAGGAATAAACGAGGCAAACCCTCTGCATCCTCTGCATGTTTCTGAATCGGTAGAAGGCACAGCAGTTTTCATTGAGTCAAAAGAGAACGATTCAGCAAGCGCTGCAGATATTGTTTTATACCATCATCGCAATAATGCAGCCGGTCAAGACGGAGACACAATTAGCTCCTTACTTTTTCAAAGTAAAAACGATTCAACAAGCCCAGCCAATAAAACATATTGTGCTTTGATTGGATCTATTGTTGATGCTAGTGATACGGACGAAGAAGGCAAGCTTAATTTCAAGGTTCAATCCGCAGGGTCGCTAACAAGCATGGCTGCAATTACTGCTGCCAACATAACGCTGGGTTGTCGCCCTATCCTGCCAACGCATACCCCTGCATCGGCAACAGCCGCTGGAACGGCAGGAGAAGTAGCGTGGGACGCAAATTATATCTATATTTGCACCTCAACCAATACTTGGAAGCGGGTAGCGATTAGCACTTGGTCCTAAGATAGGAGCAAACAGGCTCTTGCTATGGCTAACGTCAAAATTTCAGACCTAAACGAATATGTTGACGCGCAATCCACTGACGTAGTCCCTTGCGTCGATCTAGTAAACGATCAAACAAAAAAAATTAAGATTGAAAGCATTGCAAAAGCCAATGCTGATGGCACAGCAGCATCTCCAAGCGTTGTATTTGCATCAGATAAAGACACTGGAATCTACAGGCCAACCACCAATCAATTTGGAATAAGTACAGGTGGTACCTCGCGATTCGTTATTGACAGTTCAGGCAATATTACAATTTCTGGAAATCTAAGCGTTAGCGGAACTACAACCGCGAACATTGCTTTAGCCGACAATTCAGTTAACGGAGACAAGCTTACTAACGACATTACAATTGCAAATAACTTAACTGTTACAAATGATTTAACTGTCAACGGCACAACAACAACAATCAATAGCACGACGCTGCAGGTTGATGATAAAAACATTGAGCTTGGCACTGTTGCCACACCATCTGACACAACGGCTGACGGTGGTGGAATTACTCTTAAAGGTGCAACTGACAAAACCCTGACTTGGATAGATAGCACTAATTGCTGGACATTTAACCAGGGATTAAATTTAACGGCAGGAACAGCTGCTGCACCTGCACTTATATTTAATGGTGACGTAAATAGTGGCTTCTTTCAGCCTGCAGGGGATAAGTTAGCGATTGCAACAGGTGGAACGTCACGAATCACAATTGGCACGACTGGCAACGTCGGCATCGGGGTAACTGGTCCGCAGGAGAAGCTCCATGTTAACGGCGACATTTTAATAAGAAGCGATACTCCAAACTTAAAACTACAAAGTCCTAATAGCAGCAATCCTTACTATGTAGCCGCTAATGTTACTGATGCAGTTGATGGTGGAATTGTGATTGGGAGAGGTAGTGATCTTAATTCTGGCAGTCATCTTCTAGCTATTAAACCAAGCGGAAACGTCGGCATTGGCACGGCTAGTCCTACTAAATTACTTCATTTAAGTAATTCAAGTCCGACAATACGTTTGACCGACACAGATACAAATGCTCATTTTGATATTAATGCAAACAGTAGTATTGGCCACGTTTACCTGGAGGTGGATGCTGCTCAATCCGGTTCCCATAGTAGTTTAATTATTAAAACTCGTGGCTCCGAAAAATTTAGAATTGTTGGAACGAGCGGCAACGTAGGCATCGGCACGACTGATCCTCAGGTAAAGTTAGATGTTAGCGGTGCGGGAAGATTTTCAGGGGGCGCTGATCCAGGAACGGGTGCAGCCATTTTTAC